TGTTAATATAAATATGCCTAACTCTTTCTCTTATTTTAACGACATCTTTCGAGTCTTTATCTTGGTTACAAAGTTCATAATTGTCTGCTGGGTTACCTTTGCCGTATGCTGGAAATCCTGCAAGGGGATATTGTGACTCGTCTTTCCAAGAAAATGCTACACAAGTGAGGCATATTTTCGGCTCTACTTTTGGTTTTGTTTCACACGATGAAAGGCTCAAAGCCAAAATTGCTAATACTAATACTTTTTTCATTTGTTTGTTTGTTTATTTAATTGTTTTTCTAACTCTTTAATCTTTAATTTAAGCTCTTCATTTTCTTTTTGCAACATCTCTATGGTTTCCCATTTGTTATCTGAAATGATTTGCAATTTTTTCTGTAGCCTTTCTATTTCTGCAAAATGATCCATTCTTTTATTTTTTCAAATCACTAAAAGGGTCGTTTGGGTCTTTCATTGTTGCAAGCATCAATGTGCCACCAACAATAAAAATGACTAAATATACCAACAATGTTTCCCATATAGAGCAAAGTATGATTGCTATTAAAAAAATAGCCCAGAACTCTTTTGGCATCTTTGGGAACAAAAGCCCCCTGTGTTCACTTCTCTTTCCCATTTATTTTTTCAAGTTTACTTTTTTGACGTTAGCATCCCTCATTTCTTTAATTAATAACTCTTGATACAATCTTTCTGTGAAAATAGTTTTAATTACTTCTTCAGATACATTGTAATAATGAGCTAAAAATTCTTCTCTTGTATTATATATATTTTCTAAGTCTTGTGGCAGTTGTTCTATACCTTTAGGCATTAGTTTAGCCACATTAATATTAGCTCTAAATATATTTGCTCCAGCACATTGTTTAGTATCACTAGATTCTAAGTTAGTTTCTTTTCCTGCATAGTTCTTAGAATTATGACAAGCGAGCATAAAAGGTCCAGAAACTTGACCAATATATACTGTTGGTTCAGAACCACCAATTAATCCAGGAGACGTAGTTCCTTTTTTCCAGGGACAAGTACGGCATGCTTTTCTCATTTCATTCATGGTAGCTCACAACTTTTCAATTTTTACTGTTAAAACTCCTTTTTTCAAACTTCCTATTTTCTTGAATGCTGCCTCGGATAAGTCCAAGGTTCTGCCGTACTTTTTAAAATTACCTCTATCATTTACTGTTACGATTACGCTCTTGTTATTTTTTAGATTAGTTACTTTTAATCTATCTCTAAACTTGTAGTGTTTTAAAGCAGCACAAGTTAGTTTATTCTTATCATATACTTCGCCATTTGCAGTTTGTCTACCATGAAATGGGTCACTATAAAAAGAAACTTCATGTAAGTTTAGGTTTAAACTTAAAATCAGTGTTAATACTATTATCATGTTCAAATTAAGTTTAAGTAAAAATTATGCATTAAATCTTCTTCGTCTTCTTCAATTTCTTTGTGTGTAATTTCCCAATAGTCAATAGCTGTATATTTAGCATCACCTAATGTTATTTCTTGAGTTGGTTCTGGAAAAAGTTTTTTAAAATACTCTTCAACATCATTTGCATTTAAACTATAACCAAGGGTTTGAAAAAAATCTAAACAAGCTTTTATAGAATCTTCTACAGAAATCATTTCATTGTCATTTACTATTTCTTCTTCATTTGTCCAAGGATTTGTACAAACATAATAATGACTCCTATTAACTAGGTGTTTTCCCGGTAGAATATAAGTAGTCTCATTATCACTGCTTACTGATGTCCATATAAAATCACTATCTTGAGCTAATACATATCTGTACTCCTCACCATAAGTCTCAAATCTTATTTCTTCTAAATCAGAGCTAAAATGATTAGTAATAGGCCTGTATTTTTCTAAAAATTTTTCAAATGTTATCATATTTTTTCAATTTCAATAGTACCCATTGTTCCACTAGGTAAAGCAGGGTAGGAATAAACATTATTATGATTATTATCTATCGCTAATTGGTATAATATAGTTCTATAAATTTGATAAGTGTTACCTATAAAATTAGAACCATTATAACCTTTACTACTGCTATCTGACATTTCAGGTAGTAGAGCTTTTTTAGCAAATCTTAAATACATATCTGCTAATTCTTTTCTCTCTATTTGCTCAATGATATCTAAATCTTTAAGCATTTTTGTTATTGTTTTTTCCATTTGCCATTGCCCTGAAGCAAATCTGCTGCAATCTTCTAAGCATTGAGCAATTAAACTCATCTGCTCTTCAGTTAATTCTATTTTGTATTTTTGCATAATTAGAAAGAGGAGACTGTTTCCAATCTCCTCTATGTTTTAAATGTAACTAATCATTAAGTGTACTTCAAAATCTTTACTTATAAATACTCCTGTTTGATAAAAATCATCTTCGTTTATTAAAGATTTATCTTCTAACAAGTTTTTAATAATTTCCACACCTTCTCTTATAGCCATATCATATATTCCTTCAAATATTTGATTACTTTCTACAGGAAAAGACTGAATATCAGTAGGAATGTTTTTTTGAATTGTTAATATATTAAGGATTCTCAATGTTCTTTTTTAAATTTTAAAGTTTTAATATCTTCTAAAGCAGAGTTAATTATATCAGGATGCACAGTATTAGAGCATACTTTACTTGCTATAGTACCGCAAAACCATTTAAGCTCTTGTTCAGTGTATAACTTTTCTTTGTCTCTAATGCTTCTTAGTTGGATAAAAAATTCTACTAAAGATACTGTATCTCTTGAAAGATAAATTTCTAAGAATGTACCAAACATTTCTTGCATTAAATTTAAATCTTCTACAGCAGAATCAGTTTCATAAACTATATCTTCTCCAGTAATTTCTCGATAATGCATTTCAAGATTAGCTTTAATCTTAGGATTATTCATTACTAAAGCTTCTGTATGCTTACTTTCTTTAATAATATTAATATTATTGTCAAGTAAAGCATTTAAAAGTTGTTTATTTTTTTGCTTATAAAATCTTTTGTCTTTCTTGAGAATCTCACCAGCGTAATTAATCCAAACAGCACAAGCTGCTACAATTTGTAATGTCTTTTCGAGCATAATTAAAAAAGTTTATTCTAGAATTTCAGCGTAAATATCGTCATCTAAATTTGCAAATCTCCAATCTAATATGTCATACTCTCCTTTGTCACAGTAACCTATATATAGCGTATTATTTTTTTGATCGTACGCTTCCACACGATAAGTAAATTCGTCAGATTCTTCCGTTTTATCCCAAATCAAATCTGAAGGCAGTATTTTTTTCTCCTCTGTTGTTAGTAATTTTTCCATCAGTTTTTATATCTAAAATAAATTGGTCCCACTTCTGAATCTAAAGGCTTTTTCTTAGCTCCAGAACAGCTTTTTTGTATCATTTTTTGGTAAGAAGAAACTCCTTTAAAATAATACTTACATGCATCTTTTATAGAATTATGCGTGGAGAGAATCCCCTCCACGCCATGTTTAAAACAATCAATTTTTTTTTCCATCAATCTTTAAATTCGTCAAATGTTGTCCAATTATTCTCTTTACATACTAAAATAAGATAACCAATTATATCGGCTATGTCATTTTTTTGTAATTTTTCAGAATTTTTAACTCTTGCCAATTTATCATCAATTCTACTCCCTGTTTTAGATTTTCCTGTAAAAATTTCTAAAGGTTTTAAAGCTGAATTACCATATTTGTTATTTTTATACTCTAAAAGTTCACAAATATTATTAGTTATTACTTTAAATACAGGGTCTTTAGTAAGTACTTCTTCAGAATTAGACTTCTTTAAAATATCCCAAGCTTTGGTTATATAATGGTCTTTAAAATCAAAGTTATTACTTTGTTTTATTTCATTATCTAATAAAGCACCCCTGTCTATACGATGGCCAAAAAAATCATGAAATTTGGTTTTATCCCATTCCTCATTCAGCAAAGCTTTAGCTTTTTTATTTTGTTCGTTTGGAATAATATTCGACATCTCTTCAAATTTAGCATTCTCAATAAGAGCATCTAAATAACCCATATCCCATTCACCACCTTGTTTAATAAATAATACATCTGTATTTTTTAATACATAGTCTATTATACTTTTATAGTATCCTAGACTAGTAAGAAATTCTTCTAATTCTTCTAAAATATGTTTTTCTGATACAACCTCATCAACACCCCAAACTTCTTTAGGAACTTTAACAGTAATAACAGGGTCTAACACTGACTTAATCTTTGTAGCAAAATAATCTAAAGCTACAATAACTTGTCCTTTGACACCAGAAGCTCTATATAGAATTTTATTTCCTGGTGGAAAGTACTCTATAGATTTTTTAGTATCTAAAACTAATTGAAATAACTCTCTTGTTGTATAAGGAAAAAGATCGTAATATCTAACATTACCGTCAAGAAGCATTTCCCATACTTCATCTTTGTAGATAAAATATAAATAATCATAGTCAATTTCTCTATACCCAGAGACTATGACTAAGTTATTATCTTTATTAGCTCTAGAAGACATTAACATCCATTTCTTTTCAGAAAGCTTTAATTGCTTTCCAAATTTTTCTTCAAATTGTTCTTTTGTCATTGTTCAATTTTGATAATAGTTTTCTCCTAATCCAAATACAATAAAACCGTTAGTGTCGGTTATATAACAATTTATGCCAGACACATAAGAAAAATAATCCCCATAATCATCTGATTTTTCATACCTTAAAAAAGTTGAGTTTTTTTTAAGATCAGCATAAACTTCACCAATAACTAAATCTTTGTTTTTAATTTCTTTCATCTATTCTTTTGTTAAAATATTCTAAAATTAAATGATTTTTAGTATAATTACCTTCTACTATACTTTTAATGTGTTCTACAGTTAATTCATACAAATATTTCCATTTGGTATTTTTTAACTTTTTCATGTTTTTATCACAGTTTACACCCCACATAGTCACCTCTTCAGGTTTACAACCTAAAGCAATAAGAACTTCATTATCTTCCATATAAAACTGCATTCCTAAAAAGTAATGTAGTTTATTTGCAATAAGCTGATTAAACCTTAAATCAAAGTTTTTAAAATGAAAAGACTTTAATTCTGAATACTGGTCTGAAAACTTTTTAGTCAAAATTAAAGCATCATTATCTTCCAATAATTGTACTTCTTTTAAGTATTTATAAACATTGGAAGGTCTTTCAAAGAACTTCCAAAGTTTATACAATCTTCTTTTTGGTCTCACAATACAATCTCTTTAATTACTTTAATCTTTTTTATTTTCTTTTCAATATTTCTTGTTAACTTCCAATTACTATAAATTTGCTCTCTGTAAGAAGAACGTATTAATTTATAAGGCTTTAAGTTAGTAGGCTTTTTAGAAGTAACATAAATAGTTTTAGATTGCAAAGGAGCTATTGTATCTAAACAATACAAAGCATCTTCTACAGTAGCACTCTTTATACCTACACAAAAATTATTCATGAGTATATCTTCCCATCTAGTATTTAAAGGAAAATAAAAATAAAATACTGGTAAAGTATTAATAGTAGTAGAGTCTAAATATGCGTTAAGAATAAGACCTGATTTGTAATCAGCTTCTAAAATAAGCATATTATCACTTACTATAGTATAACGATATTTAGTGTACTCATAACTATAAATTTTAAACGCAGAATCTTGGTTTAATTTATCTATGTCAACAGAATATCTATTTTGTCCTTTTAAACTTTCTAATTTTTGTATCATTTTTTGTAAATTCTTGCATTCCTTCATCATCTAAGTGTATATATTTGCCACCAGTCTTTAAACAAAGCTTCTTTAAGTCTTTGTTAATTCTATCCATGAGTGTGATAGTGTTTGTCTTATACTCAAAGCTCTTATCTATTCCGTCATTTCCATCACCAATTACTAGTATTTCTGGGTTTTCTTGAGACAAGTCTATACCCATTCCCATAAAATCTCCACTTTTAACTTGCTCATCAACGTAGTTAATGCACTTTCCTACTTCTGTAGTACAAGAAGCTGTGTAGTAATCATAAGTTCTCCAGAAAGACATAGCTGATTTCTTATCAAAGACGTGCCAGCTTTTTTCTACTGTTTCTCTATAAGTTAGAATAAATAATTCTGCTTCTTCTTTAGCAGCATATCTAAGCCTATCTAATAAAATAGTAGCTAACCATTCCTGTTTTAAACCTTCGGTCATGCTCGAACTTGAATCAATCATGCATATAATCTTTTGTTTATGATCTGTTTTCTCCACTTTTAAGTTACACATCAAATCTTTCTGTGCAAATTTTAAGTTAAAATCAGGCATACCAAATTGATACAAATCAGCATCTACTACTTGTGAGTAGCTATTCATTTTTCTTATAGCAGGAATATCTCCTATAATAGAAATCTTTTCTTCTACTTCTTTTTCCACTTTAAATTCACTTCCTAAGTTTTCTATTAAAGCTAATTTATTTAAGGTTTTTAAATAATTACCTTTAAATGGTTTAGGAGCATTAGGTGGTTGAGGAGTATTTTCAAATTCTTCTAAAATAGGGTCATACAGCATACTATCTGTCATATTAATAGCCCCAATCTTTTGAACCATTTGACCAGTATCCATATTACATACATTACCAGAGTTAGCACCTCCATTAACTTGTTGGTCTTCTTCTAATAAAGAATAAAATAAAAATATAGCTTGATCTAAAGGAGTAAAGCCAGGAATAGTAGTAGTGTCAATAGAATCATAAATAGCTTTCTTTTTTATAACATTAGCTTTTTCTGCTTCATCCTCAATTAGTTCTACATCTGTATACTTTTCATTCACCCATTCACCATCCTCCATCATTTTGTGATAGAAAAAGCGTGAACTTTCTTTTATAAAATCTCTATTAGCTTTAGTTTCGAGGTCATAATTACCCAATTTATAATTAATTCTAGAATTATTAGGGGTAGTATATGCTGGAGCAGATTTTATATATTCCTTATTAGAAACTTCTTCCTGGGTTCTCCAGGAAAAAGTTTTTAAATAAGCTTGATAATCAAAATTAAACTTACTCATATTTGTTTTTAGTTAAATAAATCTTCACCTTCTTGCGACTCAAACGTACTAAAATCATTAAGAGTAGTGACAGTTTTGTCAATTATTCTAATGTAGTCTTTTGCATTTTTAACAACACTTGCTTTTAACTGCGTCTTATCATCAGGTGTAGGAATAGCTTCAATTTCTTTTAGCTTATATTCTATCTGACCCTTGTAAGTAATCATATCTGTTGATTTATTCTCATCAGACTCAATAGCTTTAAACTTATTAAACAAATCATGTATTTCACTAGCCAAAGTATTGAACTTTAAATCAAAAGCGAAAGTTATCTTAGCATTTTTAAGTAGTTCTGGGTCAGAATTAAAATCTGCTATTAAATCTAAACAATCCATTCCGCAATGATATAGAAGTTCAGAAGCTTCTAAAGCAATTCTAGGAGATATTTTATTGTCTTTCTTAGCAAATTCTTCTAGAATAGTAAGAAGTAATGGATTAGCATATTCATCTCCCTTGACTGTTCTAATAAGATTGCCATAAGTAACAGCATTATATTTTTCCCATTCAAACTTCTTTTCTAATGGAAATCTTTCCATCAAAGCTTTGATAGAAGGATTTTTCGCATAAATTTTCCGGTCAACGTTAGTACATACAATAACCAGCTTGGTTTTAATCTTATATTGTTGATTACCTTTTCTAAACCAACCTGAAGATAATATATCTTTAAGTTGTGCAAGTAATTCTGCTGGAGCATCAAAAGCCTCTTCAAATATTACATATTCGTGAGCCATAAATGATTCTTCAACATTATAGATTACTTTGTTATTTTTAGTAAATTCTTCAATATTGATAGTTCCAAACAAATCTTCTGTTTTAGAACCCATACCTAGAGACATTATATAAGGAGAAGTTACTCCTTTAAGTTTTAAGTAGTCTACACTCAAAGTCGACTTACTTTCCCCTGGAGGTCCAAAAAGAACAATATTTTTATTAAGTTGAAAAGCAGTCTCTAAAGCATCTATGTTTTTTGAAGAATATACGTATCTTTTTTCTAATTGTTGTTTGATTGTCATCTCTCGTTTTTATAATAATTAATTGAATTGCTTAAAGAATAAAGTAATGTATCACAGTCTTTTTTCACCATCTCTGTATATTCTCTTAAAGAAGAAAGTAAAGCATACTCTTCTCCTACTCTCTTACCAAGTTTACGGTAGTAGTAATCTGCACTAAAGTGACACTTACTTGCTACATTAAGAAGCAATCTAGCTTCTTCTCTTATAAGTAATAGACTACCAGGATTGGTACTGTCTATTTTTTTATTTAAAAACTCTAAAACAGTTTCTAAATTAGGACCTATTTGATCCAGTTGATAGTGTAACGCATATAAATTTTGCATTAGTCTAGTTTTTCATAAACGGCTGTTATAACATCTAAAAAAGCAGAATGTTCATGCTCTTTTAATGCATTATCTATAGCTCTTTTATGAATGTTGGCTCTTTCATTAATTAATATTGTTGCTAAAACCATTTCATTTACAGAATGCAACTCTACGTCACTATCCATTCTCTCAAATAATTCTTTTAATATATTATCTTCCGTAGGGTTTTCTGTTATTACTTCTAACATTTTGGAAAATAATTCTTCTGAAACACTAAATGTGTTTTCCATACTAGGAATATCCCAGTTTAAAAAATCTGAAAATTTATACAACTTCGTTTAGTTTGTTATTTAATATTTGCTCTACATACTCTTTAGGGAAATTCTCTAACATCTCTACTGTATCCTTAGCTTCTAAATAGAAAAAAGGACTCCAACCTAATTGCTCACACCACTTAGTAGAATTAGCCACACCAGTCTCATCAGGGTCATAAAGTAATATCACTTTTTTAAATTGTTGTAAGTATTCAATTTGTTCAGGAAGATATTTATGTCCTTCTTTGAGGACAAAAGCAGAGTTAAAGCCTAGTTTATGTAAGAATATACCATCTCGGCAACTTTTGTTTACAAATATGTAATCAAAATTAGTAATCTTTCCAATTACATGTAAACCAAGCATCGTATCACTTCTATATCTTGCTTCTAAACCTCTGGCATCTTTTCTAAGGTCTGGTCTGTATATTTGTCTAAAAGAAGGAAAGTTAAATAAATAAGCCTGTGAAGGTCTAAACACCATATCATTAATGGAATAGACTTCTAAACTTATTATATTATAAAAATCAAAATCTTCTTTAGTAAATTCTACATTTCCTATACTCCAGAATTTTAAATCTCTTTCTTGAATTTCTTTTCTTTTAATAAATATCTTAAAAGGAACTCTATCTGGAGCTATTAACTTTTCTGGTTTTACATAATTTGTATTTTTAACTACAAATGTTTTTTGAATTTCTGCTAAAGCTTCCATGTAATCAATTCCTATTTTTTCAGCAACAACACTCACTATATTGTGAGATGTGCCTCTTGAATAATCAAATAAAATTACATTGCTATCAGCGTCTATACAAAATCTACAACCTGGATTTGGATCATGTCTTATAGGAGATTTAATATTCTCATTTAAAACAATAGGTTGAGATAAGTAATATTCTAAAACATGTAATTGATTTACAGTCTCTAATAAAGCTTTTGTACTTGTTTTGAATATTTGCTTATTCGCTTGAAACATAAAAATAAAAAGGAGACTTTAACATCTCCTTTTTAATTAGTAATATTAAAATAGAAGAGAATCAGTACCACCTATTTGACTAGCAGGTATTTGTAAATCATCAACAACAGTAGCTTCTAATTCTTCTGTTTTAAATGTTAAATATTTTCTGTAGTTACCTCTACCCTCATTAATATCATAATCAGCAGATAGTGTTCTAGGTAAATACTCTGAAGAAATAAAAGGTTGACCACCTCTTTCTCTTTTAGGAGCTTTAGCAAATTTATCTCCAGCATTTTTATAAACTATTCCTGCTTTGTATAGGGCTTTGAAATCAAACAATGGCATTTTCTCTTTATCTATTTGATTAGTGTAAAAGTTACAGAACTCTTCAAATGTTTCAAAAGCAGGAGAATCTGTACCCCATCTTGTACCATTATTATTATTTGCTGGTACAAGAGCACTAAACATATCCTCTAATTGAGAAAGCATTATCTCTATTCTTTTAGCACTATCTGCTTTTCTATCAGCAGATTCTACAAAGTTTGGAGAGTAAAATGTTTCTGTGTGAAATTTACCACTTGTTTCCTGAATCATTTCAAAAGAAATACTTCTTTTATCATCAGACAACTTCCAATCTAAGACTCTCATTCCTTTCCAGATACCATCTGGAGCCACTTCATATAAATATTGTTTACCTGTACTTTCTGTTTGTTTTCTAGTGTTAGCCTGAAACATAAATTATTATTATTTTAAAATTAAAAAAAAAGAAAAAATACCCTATATTTCAAGGGTATTTATAAATTAAATAGATGCTAAAACTTGATTAGCATAATCTACCATTGAAGGAGCAGGAGTATTGCTTTCAAAATTAGCGATAGCTTCTTCTTGAGCAGTAACTTCAGCAGTTACATCAGCTTGTACCCATGCAGGAATATCAGAAGGTACATCTACAACAGGTTCTTCTTCACATACACTTTCTACTGGAGCTACAATATTTTCAGTTATTGCAGGAGAATTATCTTCTACTGTACCCTCTAGCTCAATAGTAGCAGGTTCGATAGAATAAACACCTGGTAAAGCAGTTTCTGGTAAATTGAATAACCATGTGCCAGCCTCATTTTTAGGGAATAACTCTGATTTTTGAGCATAAAACTCAAGAGATACCGCTACAAATCCTAAAGATTTCTTGTCTCCTTTTTTAGAGTTAAGAATTTTAGGAGTTACACCGTAATCATTACTTACGCCTTCTGTACACAATACTAACACTGTTTGATTAGTACCAGCAATGTAGAACTCACTAAATCCTGTGCCTTTTTCATTCAAACCAGCTACTGAGTCAAAGAAATCTTGTGATAGGTCAAACTTACCTTTTTGCTTAGTAGCATCATAAGTATATCTCAAATCAAACTTGATTTTTTCTACTTTAGATACATTCAATTTTACTTTTACTGGAGTTGCACCAGCAAGTACAATCTTGTCTTCCAAACTTCCTCCATTTTTTACATTTGCTACTGTCATAAATTGACCTGTAGTCAACATCATCTCTTTCAAGTCCATTGTTTTTGTTTTGTTTTGTTTTATTGTTTGAAAAAAAATTAAATTATTTAATAGAAGGGAATATAGTTTCCCAATTTGTTTTTATCACACCATCTTCAAATGTAGATAAGACAAACTCTTTATTAGCTAAATATGGTAATCTACATCCTACAGAAGGATTAGAGTCTCCTCCTACAAAAGAAAGAATGTTGGTATTTTTTTCTTTTTTACTTCTATAAAGTAAACCAATAGCATCTGCTTTGGAAGCAGTAATCATTTTAGATTTACCAGTAAGATTAAGTTCTGCTACAGTAGAATCTTTACCATCTTTATTAATTACATTATCTTTTGTATGTACTACAAGTGTAAAACACTTTCCAGCAAGTTCTATAAAAGGAGTATATAATTCTTCAAAACTTTCACGCAAAAAATAATACCCTCCGCCATTTGGAAGATCAGTCACTACATTTTTACCTGAAAAAGTTGCACCTATTTTAGAAGCTTTATAAGTTTGAGTAGCTAATAAAGCAGCGTAATCTTCTAAAATTGTTGCACTGTCTAAAGTTATAAAATCATATACAGGAACATTATTATTAGCAATATTAGCTTCTTTAATTTTTGTAACTAATTCTCTAAGAATTGCTATAGGATGTTTTTGTACTTGTTTAGCTAATTTAGAAACGTCTATATTATTACCTTCATAAAACCCTCCGCCAGATTCTAAATCTATATGTAAAGATTTTGGTAATTGTAATAAATTTGAGCTTTTCCCAGCCTTAGGGGTTGAATACAAGATTAAAAATCTTGGTTCAAAAACTGTAGGTTTCTGAACATCAAATGTTAAGTCGAACATGTTAATAATTGATTGTTTTTATATGTAAATATACTAATTAATAAGTTCTAAATCAAGAACTTATCCACTTTTTTTGCACCTGAATTAGCTACAAGTTTTCCTATTCCTTTCTTATCTAAAAAAGCATCAACAGCAGCTTTATCTGCTGCATCTGGGAGTTCTTCATAATCACCTTTGTTACCATCAAAGTACAAATGAGCACCTACTTCTCTACCAGCTAAACCAAAGTTGTTCTTAATAATACTTAGTCTGATATAATGATTATCTAGTCTTTTTATATCATAATCCATATAAGTGTTTATCCCGTATCTATAAGGTAGAAATAAACTCATAACAAGAGTATGATCAGCCGGAGTAGACTTTACATCAGCTAATTGTCCTAAAGTTGGTTCATGTTTTTCTTCCACTCTTTGTCCTGTATTAGCATACATATTAGCCCTAACCGAGTTATCTAGCTGAGATATATTAATAACAATCGTAGAGTATATATTACTAAGCCCTAATTTACAATAATTTTTACTCCATCTTTTAATACTATCATATTCACTTAAACCTGGGTCAGGATTAAGAGCGTTGATAGTATCAGTTATACAAAAAACATATTGTTCAGGATTAAAATAAGTAAAAGTTCTTTCTCCTTTAGAGTTAGTAGTTAATTTTCCATACTGCTCCATTTCTTTTATCATATACTGATAAATTTCTGTAGGAGCATGTATAGAATCTATTATTACTAAACTTTGTTTTATTTTTTCCATTTTAGGTGTCATAGCTTCTATATCATCAATAGTTTGTTGTTGAGAAGGATTCATTAACTCTGTAAGAGTGTATTCTCTTCCCAAATACTTTGCTATTAAATAAAGATAAAATTTACTAATAACTACACTTCTATGATTTTCAATAGAAAAGTAATATATTTTAGCACTAACTGTAGGATTATTAACACAATAAGCTATTATATCAAGAATAAAACATTTAATAGTTAACGTAGTATTATGGGTAACAGTATAGTCATCAGTTAAGTATAAATGAGAAGAGTCTTTAACTAAAATGCATTTACTGTTTTTTTTACCAACATAATCTATATTAGCAATACCTTTTCTAAAAAAGTACGAAAAACCTCCTACTTTATCAAAAACATCTGATTTTCTTTTTAACTTAAAAGGGTTTTTTCTAGTTCTTATACTACAATTGTATATAACATTATTTTTATATTGATCACTTGTGCATTCAACTATTGTACAAATACCTCCCAAACTTCTTACTAATTTTTGTATATCTAAAGCTAATTGTTTAGAAGTAGATGAGTATCTTATTTTGCACTTATGCCCTGAATCATTAATAGATCCATCAGAGTCTAATAATCCCGCAAGTAAATCATACCTATCTTCTATAGTAGAATAAAAATATTCTTCAGGAATAAACTTATTTTGAGACTTCTTTCCTAAAAGGTTTAAATTATCTAAAATAGGTTTTATTTTATTAGAAATATTTATTCTTGCATTATTAGGTAAAGTAGGTTGAAATTTTTGTCTAGTAAAGGTAAAATGATTCGTAAGATTTAAATATGTAATTATTTCTTCTAAATCATTTATATGACTTACTATAGAAGTCACGTGCCCAAAACAACCATTACCTAACAAATATCCTAAAAGATAAGGTTTTATACTTAAATTTTTTTGAGTATGCTGAACTTCTTCACACAAATCTACTGTATATTCATATCTTATATTATTTTTAGGTGTTTTTCCAATAAGTTTTAATTTTAATAATTCTTTAGTACTTCGTATATCATATTTATTTTTAGATCTAGCCCTTACTTCCCATAAATGATCTTCACAACATTCTGTTGATGTTCCATCTGAAAAAGTAATTTTATAAATATCTAAATTATCAAAAGGATAAATTTCAAGTACCTCTGTAGGCTCTCCTGATTTAGTTATTACATAGTCACCTACTTGTATTTCTCCCATAGTTTTATATCCTTCTGGTGTATAAATTACAGCAGAATTTGGCTGAGCCTTGGTCGTACCCGTGTCTGCAGCTAATAATATTCTATGCCCTTTCTCAAAATACGGGTAATACTTTCTAAATGTAGGAAAACTAATAGGAATACCTTTTACAGGATTTTTTAACTTTTCTTTTAAGGCTCTTATATGTTCTAAGTATTCCATGGTATAAATTTTGTTAAAAATTATTTAATAATATTCTTTATTTTTATAAAGAATATTTAATTGGGAAAACCAATATCCCCTCTATTCCCTTAGCAAAAGCATTAGGAACTTCTTTTCTTAAAATATTGCAAGCACCATTTACATCAGCATTTATCTTTAACCCCATAGCTGATTTAAACATACCTCGCTTTATTCTTTTGCCTTTATACTCATTGTGCTTCCTTATAGTTTCATTGTCTAAGAAAGAACATTTTGAAGTGTAAGACTCTTCACGAGTAACCACTTCTATTCCTTCTAATAACGATTTATAAGTAATCATATTTATATAATTGGCATGTGGAATTGAAACAAATTTTTGATTGTTTTTTTTGCCAATATTTATAGATTGCTTCCAGTCTTTGTTTTGACCTATGACAATTTTAGAAATATTAGCTTGCTTCAACGTCTGAACCACTTTTGTACTTGCTTTATGCAAATAGTCTTTTATCTTGTTGTTTCTTTTACATGTTAGTTTTTTTATTTTATTAGATGTTTTAACTTGGATTCTTTTACCTTCTTTAGTTACAATATTTTTTGACAATAATGGCAACTCTGACTTATACTTAGCTAGTTTTTTGTTATAATACTGATTTATGGACTTTAGTGGTTTCCCGTTAATTATAAAAGCATTACAGTCTGTAGTGACAACAGTGGCTAAGTTGTTTAAACCAATATCTATTCCAGCATAGTTTTCGCTTTTAACTAAAGATATTTCTTGTTTTTCATATACAATTTCAATACAATATAAGCTATTTGATTTTGGAATTATCCTAACTTGATTTACCTTTTCAAAAGTATTTGGTATTGTAAAATCAACTCCTGCTAATTTAATGAGTCCTTTTTTTAGAAACTTTTTGCTTATTGCACATTCTGTGAACGTAGCCTGAAACCTTCCTTTTGTCTTATCTTTAAAATGAGGAGACTTTGGTTTAGCTTTATACTTATGAGGATTAACAGAATAATCTTTGAAGGCATTAAAGAAAGACTTGTATGATTTATCTAATAACATTAAAGTTTGCTGAGAAACACTACTTTGCATAGCTCTAAAATCTACTTGATTTTCACGATTTAATTCTTTAGTTAAATCAAAGTAGTTAAAATAAGCATTTTCTAAACTATGCTTTTGTGTAATCCTATACAATGCTTGATTATATAGGTTTTTAGAAGCAAAACAAATACGGTCGCACTCTTTATAATAAGAGTGGTTTTTGTCTACCTGTATTTGTTTTACTAATTTCATAATGCAAAGATAAAAATATTTGTTAATATATTATCATTTATTTTAATATATATTTTTTATAAAATCAAATATTAACAATTTTTATAAAAATTTGGAATATCTTTTATTGTTTTTTATCAAAATCCCATACATTGTTTAATTTTATTAAATTAATGTTTTATAATATTCTAAATTTTGATAAAAAGTAGTGATATACTTATCGAACTTCATGGAAGAAAATTGACTAAAGTCTTCTGGATTTTCATACAATGAAGCAGTAATCATTAAGAACTCATTCCATTTAGCTTTTCTGTTTCCACTCAATACTTTCTTTTTAAACTCTTCAAACAAATCTTTTCTTTCTTTTGTTGTAAAGTTAAAATTAGGAAAAGTAGTGCCAAATGGTGTAATATATTTATTGGGATAAATAGACATAGCTATTTCAAACAGCTCCTCATCTGATTTATCACCAACAAATACATTATAAAATTCTTCACTTACTCTTAATTCAGAGAGTTTAAAACTATTCTTATTTCTTCTATAGTCTTCAATCCAACCATCTCTTATAAGCTTCTCAATGTAGTTTTTCCAAGAAATATCTTTTTCATACATTCCACCAACGTCATACTTTCCAGAAAACTTAGCATAATACTCTAAATAATTCTTTTCTAATTCTTTGACATAATCTTTCTTTAATTCGGAAACATTAGTTTGGTAATCATAAATGGTTTGTAGAATAAATAATTCTTCAACCATTAGATTGTTCTTGTTACACACATGAAGAAGCTTTAACGCTTCAAAAATCATACTTTATTTTGTTTAAGTCCACAATTCATAAATTTTATTTCTATTAACTATTTCAAATCTCCATTTGTAAAATTTTATTTTAGCCTTACGATCATCTACAATTCTATAGCATTCTAAATCACTTTCAATTACTTTATAGATTTTCCCAACAGTTAAAACATATTTACAACCTGAATTACCAATACATTTTACATCCATAATTCATATATTTTATTTGTATACACTATCTCAAATCTTTCTTTAAAAAACGTACAAAGAGAGTGATAATTTTTTAACTTATAATGAGTTGAATCCTCTTCAATTACTTCATAAATTCTTCCAATACTTAAGAAATCTTCTACACGATTGTTATCTAAACATTTCACTAATTTCATACTTCTACTTCTTTAATTTGTACAAATTTTAATCCATTATTGCGTTTCTTTACCCACACTAACTCTTGACTTGAAATAATTTCACCAGCAAATTTAAAATCGTCTACGTACAAAGTATAACTTCTTGCTATTTTGTCAAGTTTCTGATTATTAATACGTTGACTCCTGCCATTAGCTTGTATTCTAGAAGTTTTAGTAGAATTATAACCAAAGTTAATAACTACTTCTACATCTTTAAAAGGTACACCTAATGTAGCACATTCTGTTTCTATGTCAAAACCTTCACCTATAGACTTAATACTACCAATATGTTTATTAGAAGTAAGAAACTCTTTCATGCTTTCTTTCTTTTGCTTTTTTGTAAGCTTAGAATGAAAAGGTAAAAAGTCAGGTCTTTGCATTAAATCCATAGTAGAAATACTTTGAAAGAATATAAATGCTGATTGATTTTCTTCATCTAAAATTTTGTCTAAAACTTTGAATTTATTTTCAGCATTATACAATAACAAGCTTCTTTGCTTTATGAGCTGCATAAACTTAGCTGCCTTACCAAGTATCACTCCATCAAGTTTAAAGACAGCCTGGTTAAATTCTGGGCTTCCTGGCTCTAAATCTTTTAAGAAACCTTTCTTAACTAAATCTTTAACCATTTGCTTTCTAACATTTGCGTCAGATAAAGCTTTTGGTAGCATAAAGTTAATTGAATTTCCAAGCTCTAAACATTTGAAATAATCACCTAAACCTTCTATTTGTTTTTGAATATTATAGTATTCAAGCTTTTCAGGATTAGTAAACTCAACAGGAACATTATATACTTCACTTCTTGGTGTAATTTCTAAAGTATTACTTTCTTCTAAAGAAAGATAGTTTATAGACTCCATACCTTTAGACTCAAGAAAACTTATATGTTTTTCTTCCATCGTAGCTGAAAGACCAATGGTATAAGACCTTTCTGTTTTATCAAAAATATTACTAAAGAATTTACTATCTTCATTAGAATATCTATGCAATTCATCAGCAATAAGTGTATGACACTTATACTGAACTTCTGACATACTATAACTGTTAATTACAAACACATCTACATTCTCTATTCCTTGTAACTTATGTTCCCAATTCTCTTTTAATGCTCCACTTGGTACAATTACAATTACTCGTTCATTAGTTATTTTTCTAAGTCTTTGTATGTAAGTAATACCCATGTGCGTTTTACCTGTCCCTACAGGAATAATAGTAAGAGTATGCTTATGCTTAATAGCATTATCAATAAATTTCTTTTGAATAGCACTCTTTCTATCATTCACATTAGGAATAGCTAAAAGATATTTAACCTCTTCTTTACTTAATTTACAGTAATTCATTTAAGATTATGAAAAAAAGTAAAAACCGTATACATGATAAGCAAAACAGTGGTTATCATAAAAATTAATCCGAGTAAAGGAAAAGTTTTAGGATATTTTTCTGAAAACTTATCGTTTCTGTCTATTATTGCTAATAAGATAGTAATAATAAAAGAATAAAACCAAAGTGTATTCATCGGAAATTTATTAATTGTTTAAGCATGAAATTAAGAAATTTTCTGTAATAAAACATTCTTTTCCACCAGGGAGACTTTAGATACTCAACGATAGCTTGTTCAGCACTCATATATCTATCTACAGCTTTTTTGAGCTGATTAACTGTTTGTGATAATGCTTTATCCTCTTCCATTTTTAAAAAATTGAATATAGTTTCTAGTTTTTCTTCCGTAAAATAAAAATATTGTTTTTTGATGTGTAAAATAAAATCTAGGTTTAAACCCTAATTCTATACTACACCCTATAACCACAAACACTAAAAGATAAAACATTAAAATATTTGATAAGATTTGTCTACAATTTTTTCTCTATTAATACTTACACTAATTTTTTCCTGATTACTTACTTCTTCTCCTAAATATTCTAAAGAAGTTATAAGCTCATTTTCTTTTACATCAAAAGACATAAAACATTTTATTTGAATGTCTTTTCCAGATTTTTCTATAATTTTGTTAATAATTATTTTTAAATCTGCAATGTTTTTAGTATCAGATAAAACAGGCACAATAACAGGCTTGTCTTCCATATCTTTTAATAAACTTTGACCTACTAAAATAAAAAAAACTCCTTTAGGGAGTATTTCAATCTTTTTAATAAATTCTTCTTGAAAACTGTTATAAATTTTATTTATGTCCAAATTTTTAGTTATTTAAATTTTTAATTTTTTAAAAAATCATGATCAAATGTTGATTTCAATTCAGGAAAATCTTTCATAGCAAAATAATATAATATAGATTGTACTGGTACAGAATAAGCTTGTTCGTTAGGTTCTTTTGTTAAACCATCAGTAACTATACAGTTATTCGGATCTACACCTTTTTTTACATTATGTGACTTGCAGATTAATGGTCTATGCTCATATATTGAACATTTGCCTTCTTTTAGAAATATACAAGCTCTGTCTGCAAAAGATAGTTTTTTAAAATCTACTGCATTTCTTTGTTTCTCTAAAAGCTCTTGATTAATCTCATACGTAGCATTCTTCTTAATATATTCTGCTTCTTGACTAGAAAGCATAATCTGATCGTGACAACAGAAAGAACATTCTTGTTTTCCACATTGTACTTGAGCATCTATATCATTCTTTTCAAAAATATCATCTATAAGCTTGTTAGCAGCTTCTATTTGTACATCTTCGGGGATATTTTTAAAAACTTCTTCAACTCTGGGTAAAAACTCAAACGCTTGTTCTTCTATGCCCATAATTCATAAATTTTATTTTTTGGATATTTTTGAAAAAATAAATAGTATTCTCCATGACTTAAAATGTTGCTCCAAAAATCATATCCTTCTACAGTATTTTGCCATCTAAAGCCCACACTTGAATTCCTGTTTTCTTGAAGAATTTCCAAGTTTCTACCAAAACCTTGTTCTTCTTGTCTTTCTAACATTTTAGCAATAATTTCCAAAGGAATATTTTTTAAGTCTCCTATTTGCCAATCTTTATTCATTTTTTATCATTTTTGAGTTTTTTGTTATAACAATTTTTTATGTTCTTTTAAATGACATTGTTTACATAAGCACGCCCAACCAGTTTCTGTAAATAAATTTTCTACAAATTGAGGCAAATCATTAGCACATTTTAAAGTTCCTACTTCTTGTAAATGATGTACTTCCATTTCTTTTTGCATGTAGTATTTATTACAAACACTACATTTAAATTCCCACTTAGCTCTTTTATTAGATCCTGTATAAGGTCTTCTTACAGATTCTAAAGCTAAAGTTCTTGGTTTCCACCATCTACTTTTATTTCTTAATGTAGATCTTATCATACCCCAAAATGCAGATTCTGTCATAGTTCCTGCATTACGAGGTTTTATTGTTATTCTTTTTGCCATGATTTATAATTTTTAATCAAAATTAATAAATTATACTCATAGTTTCCTATCATTTAGTCGAATACCAATCATCTGCTACATTAGCGTCACAAGTTATTTTGATTTCAGCATCATTGTTTACATAAAAATTACCTGATTTTCTCATTTCATCTTGTAAAATAAGTCTATATTGTTCGGCTAATTCTTCTGGAGCATCAAGCAAAATCTCATCATATATAAAATTAGATATTTTAACTACTTCTAGATGATTATTTTCTTTTATTCTTTTAAACACTTCACTAACAGCTTTTTTAGTCATAAATGAAGCACAACTTTGTATAGGCCAATTAAGAACCATATTAAAGTATCCAGATTTCATTGAAAAGAATTTAGAAACTATTTTTACTTTAGAAGAATAATAAGAGGATTCTTTTGGGTATTTGCTTTTATATTTTATTATTTGAGTATCATCTTCTTTAGACTGTTTAATCTTTTTCCATTCTTGTTTACCTATTTTATATTGGTCCCAATCAATAGTCGTTATTTCAGTCTCTAAAGATTTGTAAACATCAAATTGAGAAAAATATCTTCTAAAACCATGAGTACCTACTAAATATCCTACTTTTATAGCTTCTTGAAAATTTCTTTCTCCCCAAGTAAATACATCTTTATATAAAGTTCTGTAAGCTTCATACATTTTATTGCCTAATTCTAAAGAAACATTTAATTGTACTGCTGCTGTAAATCCAGAACCACCAAATCCAAAACAAAATCCGGCGATTTTACCAAGCTGCCGCTTATCATTATGTTGAGTCTTTATTTCTTTGTCAGACAAATCTTTTAATTCTTCAAATATTTGTCTAGCAAGTAAACTATGTGTATCTCTACCATGAATTACATTTAATTTAGCATTTTCATCTTGAGACTCCCAAGCCAGGATTTTTGCCTCTTGACTATCATAGTCGCAACCAATTGATTTCCAGCCTTTTGCAGATTTAAAACAACTTCTTGTTTCTTTATTAGAAGGAAAATTTAAGAAATTTATACTTCCTTTTCTTGACAACATTCTGCCTGTTTCTGCTAAAATATTAAAGTTTGAGTAAATTCTTTCATTATGTATTTTATCTAACAAATTAAGACCAAATGTAGATACATTATGGTTGTGTCCTTGATAGTTAAGCCACATATCTACAAACTCATGTTTAGACTTATTAATTATTCCTTCAGATATAGAGTCTTTTTCTTCTCTCTCATCCCAAGTATTAATACCTAATTCTTTAAATACTGGAATCATTTGTTTAGGACTATCTAAGTTACAAATAATCTTTTTGTTATCACCAAATAAATCTAATTGTAATACTCTGAATTTTGGAAGATTATCATAAATATATTCTTTAATCTTTTCTTGAGCTTTTTTAAGATTTAATATATCATTTTCTGATTTTTGTCTCCATAAATTAGAAGATATTTGTAAACCACAATTTTCCATATAAGCTTGTGCTTTTACAAATTCACATTGAAATAAATAGTTTTCGTGTGCATCTTCATTCAATAATTTTTGAAAAAGAGCAGCTTCTAATTCTAATAATCTATCTACATCATCAAAGGAATAATCTATATTTCTTTTAGTTGTAAGCCTAACTTTATTAATAGTACTTTGTACATCTTTGTTATAAGATAGATTTAATTCTCTAGACATTACAGCATCAAACGAATGGCTATAAATACCATCTACACCATTATAAAGACATTTAGATGCTATCATACTATCTCTTACGCTATCTGGATAATAGTTTTCTTTATAAAAAAATTTTATATCAAAGCAAGAATTATGAAATATTAATGTCTTAGTATTTAAATAGGGTATTAATTCTTTGAAATAAATTTGATTTCCTTGTAATAAAGGTGTATCTCTATGCTCTAAATCAATGATATAGTTATTTTTACCTGTACCTATTTGAACAGAAAATATATAATCACCTAAATGAGCATTTAACCCCGTAGTTTCCGTATCTACAGCTATTGTTTCTGGAAGCACCATATCTTCTAAATTACAATAATTGTAATTACCGATTTTAGAGAAAACTTCTTTGTTCCTTGTAATTATATAATTTGCCATGTTCTATATTTTAAGCCCATAATTCATAAATTTTTTCTGTATTAGGTATTTTTGATAAATATTTATATCGATGGCCTTTATCCAAATCACGGCTAGTAATGTTATTATATTTATTTATATAATAATAACTGTATTCATGATCTCCTCTATAATTATAAGGATTAGCTCCCCCTAAAGATATTAAATATTCAATTATCTTATAACCATTTTTTCTATCGCCTTTAATTGCTACGTCCATAATTCATAAATTTTTTCTGTATCAAACATTTCTGGATAAAGTGACTTAGCTTCAGAAATATTTCCAAAATTCAATTCATAAAATAAAAAATCATAACCCGTATCTATCCATGAAAAAGCCTGTGATAAAGAAATTTTTTCACAATAATTACTACCTTTCCGTTCTTTAGCAGCTTCTTCAGCTATTTTCCAAATCTTAGGCCATTTTTTTAGTTCGTATAGTTTCATAAAATTGTTAAAAAAGTAAATCATCAGGTTCTTTTAAACACAAAGCAGCTTCTTGTATCCAGTCTCTGTATAAACTTTCATTGTTAACAAGAATAAACCCACCGTGCTGATCTTCATGGCTAATACTTATGTTATATTTTTCATAAAGTTCAAATAATTC